CTTGGTCCGTAGCGTTTTGATAATAAACTTGAGGCTCCCAAGAGCCTTCTTCGTAGTCGTTTAGCAGATTTCCTGAAGCCGTGCCGCCGAGGTAGACGCCGCCGGAGAGGTAGAGGTCTTTGAAGCGACCGCCTGAGTGACCTAGATCAATAGCCGCATCTCTGCCTGATGCTGTGCCTACATTGCATGGCTCAATAAAATCATTATCGTCTTGAAATAAAAGACCAGTATCGCCAGTGCCGATTGAAAGGTAATTACTTGCAACACTACCAATACTCCCCACCGTGGAGCCGTCTTTGCCGAATCTAACAATTTCACCATCGCTGGTTTTTCTATTAAGGAACGCCGCAAAGCCACCATCACGGGTAGTAGAGATATAGCCAGAAGCACCTAAAGCATGACCTACTACATTTGCACCAGCAGGATTATCGTTAGTGCCGCCCACCAGCAGGTTGCCGCTGGAGTCGATGCGCATGCGATTCGCACCGCCAGTAAAAAACTGCATTCCTTTTGCAGTTGTGTCGTACCCACTAACAAGAGAAACGCCATCTGTATCGTCAATATAGACTTGAAGGCGAGGCTTGTTTGCGTCAGTTGTTTGAATGGTTGTAAGGTATCCAGCCGACCCTTCTACTGTTAGTTTCTGGCTTGGACTACTCGTCCCAATCCCCAACGACTCCGCACTCGCATCCCAGAAGAACTTAGGCGTGGTGCCGGTGTCCTCGTAGAAGGAGATGTCGCCGCCTGAGCTAATGTAAATGCGTTGTGCTGAATTATCTAAATCTCTAATAGACAGTCCTTCGTTAGAAGCACCCGAAATTCCGCCTTGGATAGCAAAATCACCACCACCTGTTCCAGTATTATCAAAACGTATTTTTACGTTTGCGTTATCGTTTCCCGATATTGTTAAACCATTAGCTAGGTTGTTTGTGTTAAGTTGGGTCAGCCCATCAACCGTCAGCCCATCAGCCGTGACGGTGCCGTCAACATTCAGGGAGGTGGAGAACTGGCCCGTGGTCCCGCTCACCGCACCATTCGCCTGCACCTTCACATTCCCGCCCGACCGCACCGCGATCAGGTAATCGGTACTCTGTAGTGCGCCGCCGTCAGATAATTCGGAAATCTTGCTCATTGTTCCTCCACCTGCGGCCAGTCGTCCGCGCTGAGATTAGGGAAGTTTACATGATCTGTTAAGTCGCGTAGAGCCTGCCGATAGGCTCCATAAGTCGCTTTCTGGGCATCAGTTAAAGGCGCGTCAGGGAGTTGGGTCCAGTCAGTCGAGGATAGAAGCTGGTTTCGATACTCCCGATTAGCTGCCGCCCTCTCTGCCTCCAGAGCGTCCGTAGGAGCCTCGGAAAGCGTTTCCCCGTCCCACGATAGCCGGAAGGGATTAAGGCCCTCAGGAATCAATACAGAGCCCTCTGGTGGCTCCTGCCCCTGATAGATCGAGATGATCTCGTCGCCGTCAATGACCGCCCACTTCATCGCTTGAGCCTCACCGCCTGAATGTAGGTTCCCGGCGCTCTAAAGGATCGCGGGAAGGTGCCGTTCGTATTCGTCGCCGCTTGGAGGAAGAACCGCCAGTTGCTATTCGTCGCCCCAACCGAATACTGCATGGAGGAGGAGAACAGAACCTGCTGAATCTGCGCCCAGTTGGTCGTGTCATAGACCGCATCGCCTACGAAATACTGCGTGGCCCGTAGGGTAAGGTTTTCGTAGACCAGAACTCGGATGGCGATATAGGGGGCTCCAGAGGCTTCAGGGTGCGCCCGAATGCCCCAAGAGATTTCCGCAATATCCCCGTTCTCATAGGTCTGACTGGTCAGGCTGGCGAGCGTAATAAAGCTGGTGCTGTAATTCGTATTAGACGCCATATCAGCTCGGGCTGTGTTCGTGATTGCCCGAGTGTTTACTTGGGTAGTGTCTACGCCGCCATCAGCGATAATCAGCGAGCCGCCGGAGGTATCTAACGTCACGCCGTCAATATTGATCCGGTCAGCGTTAAGCGTTCCCGTAGAGATATTGTCCGCATCGAGGTTGGTAACCGTAACCGTAGAAGCGTCTAGCGTCCCGGTAGAGATGTTCGATGCGCTAATATTGGAGACAGTGACCAGAGAGGCATCAATGGTTCCGGTCGTAATCAAGTCTCCGTTAATAACCACGTCCGTAGTAAAGAGTGCTTTACCACCGGACACCTGAAACGGAATAAGCGGGGTTGATGCGGTAGAAGCAGGGTCTACCACGCTGAATTGATCCGCGATCACCACAAACTCAGAGAACGGCGTAGCGTCCGCTGCTGTACTCGCTAGACCGAAGCCAGCGATCCGGTTGTTGTTGTCAATTTTTACCGTGTACTGCGCCTCTAGCCCGTTAATGCTTGTGGCTTGGGTTGAAATGGTCGCGGAGTTGCCTCCAACTGTCGTGGTCAGACTGGTGAGGTCCGTTGCGACCGTAGATATTTCGCCTTCATTCACAGTCACCCGCGTATCAAGCGACTCCACCGCCGTAGCCGTCGCTAGAACCCCGGTAGACGCATCGTTGACCACCGATTGAAGCTGAGTGATCTCACTAGCCTGCGTCGATATAGAGCCTTCCGCCGCCGTTGTGCGCACGTCAAGCGAGGTTATGGCCGAACTAGTGGCGCTCGTAACATCGTCTAGCGTTTCAAGGTCGAGCTCGCCCGTAGTCTCTAGCTCTATGGGGTCTGTTGCCGCTTCGTCCTCTACCTTCGTGATGAAATCAATCCGAGAGGTTAGGACCGCCGCTTGGGTTGCCTGCGTGACCAGCTCTGCCGCGTTGTCGGCTATATCTGACTCAGCCGCCGTTAGATCACTGGTCAGCGTGAGAATGTCCGAGGAGTTGACAGTGATGTTCCCCTCGGCACTCGTAACCCGTGTGGTTAGAGCAGTGATCGCAGAGGCGTTAGTAGTAATGTCCGACTCGGCATCGGAAAGATCAGACTGGAGGGTAGTAATGTCCGCCGCCTGACTGGTAATCGAACCCTCGGCACTCGTTACTCGGGTATCAAGCGCAGAAATGGCGCTGGCGTTGGTGCTGACGTTGCTGTTAGTCGTCGCCAGATTGCTGGTCAGCGTAGTAATGCTTGTGCTGTTTGAGGTTATATCGGTCTCGGTCTGCGTCACCCGAGACTGAAGCACCGTCACCGCGTTGGACGTAGTGGAGAAGTTCCCGCCTTCATCTTCCAGCGCCGTCTCAAGGTCCGTCACGTCCGCTGCAATAGCTGTGATGGAATTGCCCTGACTCGTCACCGTGCTATCAAGAGTAGAAATCGCCGAAGCGTTTGCGGTGATTGCTGCGCCATTCGTCGCAATATCTGCGGTATTGGTGTCAATGTCCCCTTCCGCAGTCGTCATCCGCGTCTGAAGCGCCGTCACCGCTGCCGCGTTCTGGCCTATGCGGGGGTCTAGCAGGGATACCCAAGCGGTCCCATTCCAGTAATAGGGCGCGTTGTTATCGTCCGAGTCGTACCAACGGGAGCCGTCAGGAATAGGATCAGGAATGCCGCCAGAGCCTGCTACCGGCTCCGTCGCCTGAATGTATACGTCAGCCACCCCTGCCGTAATATCGCCGATTAGGCCGGTTAGGTTCTGGATGTTGCCTTCTAGTAGATCAATGTTCCCTTGAATGGTCGCGTTGGACTCATTCACAAATATGGCAACATCGCCGAGGTTCTGAATGTCCACCTCTAAACCTGTTTCAAGGTCTAGGATGGTTTCATTCTCTAGCTCTACATTGAGGATTTCTTGGGCTAGAACGCTGTTCTTTACGTCCGCTGTCCCGAGGACAGTCGTCCCGTCAGTATCGAAAAGGTCAGTGCCAACCGTAGCCCCGACAGTGGCATCGTCTTCCGGTTTCCCCGCCCCGGTAATCTGAGGCCAGTCTGCCGTTTCTGCGAAGCTGGCATCGTCGTTCAGTTGGGAGGTATTGATCTGCCCAGACGTAGCCGTGACAGAGGAGGTATCGGAATCAGGGTCGCGGATAGATTCTCGCCCGTCTACGTCAACCGACCGCACCCAATAGTAACGAGTGGTGCCGTTCGCCAATTCATGGCGGAACGTGTTACTGCGAGTCCTCGCAATCTCACTAGCCCCAGACCATGCAGAGGTAGCAGAGGCGTAGATCACAACCTCGTCGTAGCCAGAGGCTCTAGGCGGCGCTTCCCATTCTAGAAAGATGGCCTCCTCTTCACTCGTAGCTTGTAAGCCAGAGGGAGCCGATACGGCTTGATCTGCGAAGGATACGGTCCCAGCGAGAGTGCGGGTTGAGTATTCCGCTAAGAGAGGGTCGGCGTAGGCAGAGGACGAATCTTCCTGAAGGGTTAAGTTAAACCCCGAATCAGGAGAGAAGGACCAGCCGTCTACCCGAAAGACCTTGTTAGACCATGACAGTTCATCAACAGATAGCTGAATGCGATCCCCAACTGCTACCTTCATCGCCTTCCAGTTGAAGGGAACGATGCACCTAAGCTGCTGATTGTTAAGGTTAAGCTGCTTAAAGGCGATACGCTGCGCCATGTATTCAGAATTGGTAAACGGTAGGCGAATCTCTTGGCTTAGGGTCTGACCACCGTCACGGGTGTTCTTGTAGCTCGTATTCTCTACGGGGATAAATTCAGTGGCGACATAATCCGAGGAAGGGTCAATATACGTCCCGCGAATCTTGTTATAGCGCTGGGTCCGAGTACGTTCCGGTTGAATCTGAACGTCCCCGATAACGTCATCACCCGTGAATGTATAGGTAGGAGCCTCGTAAGCCGCTGCGCGAATCCGATACTTCCCACCAGACCATGTAATCTGCCCAGACATGGAGGACAGAAGCTGCTTAATGTTTTCCGCGTAGGTCTCACCAGTAGAGAGTGCGCCGTTACAGGTAAAGCGCTTCTCTGACCCACCGGGAATGGTTACGGATACGTCACACACATCAGCCGCATCAGCGACTAAATCCCAATCAATGTCATCGTAGGTAACGCCTTCGGCACCCATGCCTAAACGAGCGTCAAAGAGGTAATCCGCGAGGCAAAGAGCAGGATTGTCTGACCATTCCCAAGTCGCAGGGTCAGCTAAACGGTGGGCTCCTGACCCGCCTGTCTGAGTCGAATCCTTACGAGGATCGTAGACCTTCTTGCCTTTTACTACTGCCCGGATGTTCTGGGGTGCCCCTTGCGCCCAGACACCTTCACCAGTAGCCGTGCCTAACTCAAAGGCCGTAACGATATAGGCAACGCCTTTACCGTCATAGTCGGACGTCCAGTCACTGAACGCAGTTGCGAGTTCAGTAACGTGGGTCTGGGTATCCGTACCCAATCGACGGTAGAAGTTCGTTACCTGATTCCCACCGATGGGGCCATATTTACCTGACGTAACCCCGCCAGTCCCTGCCCAATCAATCGCAGAGGATAGGATTTGGTCCCCGTCCAGCCAGATTTCCGTAATGTCCTCAATCTCATGCTGACAGAGGGAGATAACGGTCCAAAGGGTAGAGTTGTCGTTCGTGCCGGGAGTCGGAGCGGTGTTTGTGTACACAACGGGGCCAGAGGTTCTAGCCGTGCCATAGATGATACGCGCAGGCTCAATAGCACTACGAACCGTAATGTCTCGGGGAGCCCTTGCAGAATCTTTGCGAGCGTCAGCAGCCGCCTTCTTAGCCGAATAAGACGTATAGGCGATAGATGCGAGCGCAGCACCAGCAGCCAACGTCGCAGCACTAGCACCAGCTACCGTGACCGCCGCAGCACTAGCAGCCGTGCCGATAGCTTGAGCCGCAAAGACTACCGCTGTTAACGCTGCCTGTGGCATTAGATTCTCCAGCCCTCTAAGGCGTATCGGAGCGGAACCTTGTGCAATCCGCGCATAACGGGGACCAACGCACCATCTGGCACCCGTACGCCCATAATATCACCTGTCTTGGGGAGCTTTAACTTTAGAGCGTCACCTGTCTCCGTATCTTCTACGGGAATGGAATCGCCAAACACATAGGTCATAAGCGGAGATAGTCCGCCGAAGTCCGTAATCAGGAACTGTGCTGTCTCTTCGTCCTCGTAAAACAATTCTGGCGCAGGGTCCGTCCCTCGATATTGGATCGCTACTTCTCGGACGAACTCGCAACAATCGAAATAACCGTAATCGAAGGGGGAATCCTCAAACTTCTTAACTGCCGCTCTAACGGCCTCGTATCTGGTCATCGGAGATTAATGTCCGGTGAGATTCCGCCTCGCCCACCGCCTCCGATCCCGATAACAGGGCTTCCCGTTCCGAATCGTTGCGTCTTACCGCCCCACCTAAACTTAGCCTCTACCATCTGGGGTAGATACTTGAAGAACAGATCGCCAGAGAACTCGGCTTGATGGTCCGCGTCATTCTGTAGCCGCCCATTGGTTTTCTCGAAGGCCGCTAATTGAGATTCACAAGACACACGAATAACAGACTGGGCTCCTACCGCCACCTGAACATCGTCAATCTTCCCAGACCACATAGGGTGAGGGTCTGAGAGGACTACACGGTCTAAGCCAATAAACCCGATAGATAGGTAGACCTCTCGTAGAATCGTATCGTCAGATAGGTGGGCATTCGCGATAGTCGCATCAATGCCAGAGAGGACTAGATCAACCTTGTAAGGGGAAATATCACTCCCCTCTTCAATGGTAGAGATAGACCCGAAGTCGCCTAATCCTGACCATGTACGAGGAGTGCCGCCCCAATCATCAGCGGTAATATCTCCAATATTGTCGTGAAGGTAGAGGGTTCCTGTAGGAGAGTCATATTTGATCTCACAAAAGACTACGGGGCGGACTACCGCGCCATCTACCGCGCCTAAATTAGTAGCTGATAGCCCCCGGCTCATGCGATTACGTCCTCCACCGCATCGAACGTAAAGGACGAAATAACGGGAGAGCGGTTAGACCACGAGGACTCGTTAGAGATTAGGCGGAAGATGCCCTTAGGCGTGTCGATCTCTAGCGCCGTGTTATCCGCTGGGGTAGCGCGTAGCTCAGGCACGAACTGAATCGTAGCCGCACCCGCCGTGATCGTAGCATCTGCTACGCACATCTTTAGTTCGCCATTAACCTCGAAGAAGTCCCCCACGAGCATAGCGTAGGTTCCCGATGTCCAGCCGTCCGTATCAATCTCGTTCCCAGTCTCCGAGGCGCCATTAACCCGAGGCGTACCGTCACCATCAGCTCTCCGGGTGTACGAATGGTCCTGAAGATAGAAGTTATTCGCCGTCGCCTGCAACTGGCTTAGGAAAGCCTGCATAGCAGCCCTGTCAGCGTCGAACAGGTTCTGGAAGGTAAGGGATACCCGCCACCGATTACCCGTCCTCTGAGCCGTCTGTATAGCCCCTGTGAGAGGCGATACATATTGCCGGGAGTTGGACACGATAGACCACGACGTGTCCGTAGGGCGTACTGAGGGCATTGTGAGCGGCATTAGAAGCGCCTCCGGGCTAATAGGTCAGCGATCTCCGCCTTCTGCTGTCGTAACTGGGCGGTGAATAGGGCTCGATCCTGCTCCGTCGCACCACCTGAAATGTTCACCGTAGGGGAGTAGACAAGGCTCGGTTGAGCCCCTCTCATGGCTTCATTCGTCGTAACCCGTCCGCCAGCATTACCCATCGTAAGGACTTCAGGGCCACGCTCGCCTACTACATAGGACTCTCCCGGTCTCACCTGACCGCCCAGAGCGCGCCCTGTGAGGCTTTTAGCGGAGAACGATACCCCAGCAGCGATAATCGCTCCCGCAGCAGCAGCGCCCAATGCAGGGCCTACAAGAGGTATACCCGAAAGAGACTTATAGGCTTTCATAGCAGCAGCGTAGGAATCAGAAATGATCTGTGCCGCGTTCTCTCGCTTCTCAGCGTCAGCGAGGTTGATAGCCAAAGCTGCTGCCTTCTGCGCGTTATCAGACTTGCCGCTAAGAAGATCATTTGAGAACTCAATAAGGCGTTGCGTATTCTCTTGCGCTAAGCGAACACGCTCCTTCTCTGCTTCTTCCTCTGCGCGCCGTAGTTTGTCAGCACGGGCTAAATCTTCTCTGGCAAACGCATCCATAAGGCTACGTTCGTCCCTTCGGAGTTGAGCAAGCTCTTCTCGGGCCTTCTTTTCCTCTTTGACCGAATCAATCAGCTTTTGCTTAGCTTCGATCTCGTCATAGATTCGATTGATCTCGATTATTTGCTCTTTGCTTGCATTAGCCCGCCTTGCTATCTCAAGGTCACGATCTCTACCGAGCTTACCCATGAGGGCTAATTCTTCTTCTAACCCTACAATCAAATCGCCAATGCTTTCTGAGTTCCCATCAATAACAGCTTGCAGGTTTTTAAGTTTCTGCTCAGATAGGCCAATTTGAACTAGAAGCTCGTTTTCCTTAGCCGCCTGCTCTTCTACCTTCTCTGCTGAAAGGCCATAGGCAGCAGCGAGAGGGTTAAGCACATTCTTAAGCTTGCTATACCGCTCTCGTAGGGCATCTAGTCGCTCTTGCTCCTGAGCGATCTTTAGCTCTGTTTGACGGCGGATGAATTGCTGCTGGATTTCATCAAGCTCGTTAAACTCTTTCCCCAAACCATCAATCGCTGCCTCTAGCTCTGCCGAACTCATGCGCACGGTTTTCATATTGAAGGCAACGCCAGCGAGCGCTGCGCCTACCGCAATGAACGCACCGATTACAGCACCGCCGGGGCCGAATACAGAGGCGATCTGCGGGCCCTGCTGAGCGAGGATGGTAAAGGCCGAGGTGCCCATTTGGGCCTGTACAGCAACGTCCTGTAACTGATATGAGAGCTGCGAAGTCGATCCTCGCATGGCCTTAAAGGAGCCACGGGCGTCAATGACGTTCTTGCCTAGATTTTGCGCAGACGTAGAGGCGTTGATCGCCCCTTTATTGAAGTTGCTTAGGTCCGTAGTCGCTTTGCGAACCTGAGCGGTGTCTGCCTTTAGAGTGATTAAACCTTCTACAGCGGCCATTTAGGTTCTACCCCGCGATACTTTGCCAGCGCCATGATGGCTTCGACTTCCCAGCAATCTAACTCATGGCCCGTCAGGCGTACATAACTCTCGATCTCCGAATAAGTATACTCCGAAAGCGAGGTGTACGCTTGCCAGACGCTATCATGCTCTTGGGATATCTTAGGCCCAGTCTGTAGCTCTTTAGGCGTCCTCCCCGTGGACTTCTCTACCTGCTTTAGCGTTTCGTAGCGGCTAACCGATGATCCCTCTGGCTTTGAGTGCATATACATACACCACCGGCCATACCGTACGAACTCGTCAGCTAGCCCTTGGTAAAATTTCCCGAGTCAGCCAGAAAGGTTAGAAGCTGATTCACGATAGACGGTGACTGCTCGTAAAGCGCCTTGGCGTTGGCCTTAGTACACTTATATGGCTTGCCACCCTTCGTAAGATTCCGCCAATCAATGGTGATAGCTACAAGCGACTCTACATCTAACGATTCGTAGTCTAGTTCCTCTAACTTACCTTCGGACTTCGCTTGGATAATGGTAGAGGTTTGGCGCTTGCGCTGCTGCCGCCACGCCTTAGAGTCCGCACCTTTAATCTTGATGAATACATCGGTAGGAGAACCATCCACCGGGGAGAGGATATTAACCTCTGCCCCGGCTTCATGGCTTGCCGCAGTGGCTAGCTTTTCAAACTCCATAATCCCGCCCTTTTATGGGTTATGCAGCAGTCCGCGTAATCACGATGTTGGATGCGTCGGTCCCGTCATAGAGGCCCACGAAGTCCATAGCGATAGTGATAGCGCCTTCCCCAGACACATCCGGTTGACCAGAGTTGTACTTCACATTTCCGATCTCAATGAGGTAGTCATTCCCATCGAGGTCGGTCAGGGTAAGAGCAATGCTGCTGCTGGTTTCGTTCAAGAACTTCTCGTAGAGAGCTTTAGACTCAAAGTAGGTCGTAAGCGTACCCGTAAGACGGCTCTTGCCAATAGAAGGACGCTGGGTCGTAGCCGACCCCACAGCGAAGAGCGGCTCGATACCGTTCTCTAGCGTCAGCTCAAGAGCAGTCACCGTTGCAATCGCGGAGCCACCCTCCTGAATTGACCCAGTGAAGGAATCAAACGGGGTATTCCCAACATCAGCGCTATAGGTGCTGGATGCCACCTGCGAGGTGTTCAGGCTTAGGTCTTTGCCGATGACTCCAAAGGTAGCCGTCACCATGCTGTTTGGCGATACGCTGAGCGCCAGCGAGTTGATCTCACAGCCGGTATAGCGGTGATACTCTGGCGTAGCAAGATCAGCGAACTTACGCTCAAAGGTGAACGAGCGACGGGTGACGCCAGCTTTGAGAACGTCAGTCGTCCAGCTACCGCAGAGAGCAGCTTCCAAGAGATCATCAAATGCTTCGTACTCAAGCTCGCCAGTGAACTCGCCGCCAACGGACTTATTGCCGTGGCGAAAATCCTCTACCTGACGATCACCACGGAGCTTTTCGGACTCCACGGCGTCTTTCGTCAGAGCGAGGGTCGTCCCCGTATGAGGAACCGGCGTCCAAGTAGGCGTGGAAGGCGTGGTTCCGTAGGTCGATTCTGCAACGTAGTGCAGACTATGTTGTGCGCCGTTTGCAATAGTCATGATCGTGCCCCTGTATAAGTCTGCACATCAATTGAAACCGGCACGAATACCCACGCGCCGTCTAATAATGCAGGACCGATACTAACAGACCGAACCCGCAAACTAGTCCCATTATAAGACAGAACCGTGCCTCTCTTAAAATGGTCCGCAATCGTATCCGTGAGCGTAGTACGTCCTGCGCCCCGTGGATATACAACGTCTACCTGATAGATAGCGTTGGTCTCATCCTTCCCAGAAGCGCCCAGAGAGGCTTGTACGGTCTCTGTAGGTAGGAACTGTGGCCGAAGGTAGGTCGTGCCTGCTTTCGGCTCATAGGGGATGTTAGGCCACGCTACGGGCGTCGAATCCATAGAATCTAAACGGGCATCAAGCGCAGCCTGCATATCATTAAAAAAGGTGCTCATTTAGCTGCCTCTTTCATCCGCTGCTCTATTTCCGCAACGCTGATTCTAACCATTCCGCTTGGCGCCTGCTTAGACCATCCAAATTCTAACCGATTGGCGTAAGGTAGATTATTGGTCAGATAAAACGTCGAGCCAATCTGAAAATTATTAATTAGCGCCGATGCTTCTTGAACAGCCTTATTGCCAGTCTTGTCTGTCGCAGGCGTAACGCCCGTGGCGGGGCTGTTTACGGTCGCTTGCCAGTTATTTCTAAACCGTCCCGTATCTACTGGGCTCCGCTTAATTATCCGACTCGCAATCCCGAACAGCGTCCCCCGAACCATTGCCTCGGGAATCTCCGCGAACTCTAGCGTTGCCGTCGTCCAGTCTTTCATTTCCGAATCTGTAGGTTCGATGCGACCACGGTCCCACTGGGCCCGATATCGCTAATTGAGATAATACGAAACGTATCTCCGCCCACAGCCACCGTATCGCCGACTTCATACGAGTGCCCTTCTGCGAGCATACGTCGATCACCTTGGAGGATTGATCCATCGCCCCTATCCGCATCAGTGTAGTCAAAGAGACAGGCGTACTTCGTGTAAGTCGCAGAGGTATCGGTAGTAGTCCCTGTAGCAGGGGAATAGGTCCCCTTAGTCACTCGGGTAAACGTATAGAGCGCGCCGAACTTAGTCAGCATCCGGGTAGCGGATTGCGTGAGAGGGGTGTAGTTGTAGCTCACGCCCGAGACACCATCGTGACCGGCTGGACGAGCTTACGAAGGGCGCGGTCTAGAGCAGGCGTAGACCGCTTCATCCCTACGTTATCCTTGTAGGTGATCTTGATTGAGTCGATCTGCTCCGACGTAACCTCACGCTCAGAGGGCGCTAGACGGGAGTCACCGTCAATCTCAATCTTCACCAGCTCGTAAATCGCCGTCTTAACTTCCTTGGGAATCTCGTCAGAATCAACCGCGTAGCCGTCAATGTATACGTCATCACGGGGCCATTGCATCGGCTGATCTTCGGTGTGCTTCACCCCTTTGAAGGCGAGCGATTCGAAATAATCCGTAGCGCGGAATAGCTGCTGAGAAAGCGTGAAGTCAGTACCGTAGTCAATGCCACGGTTATCTGCCCACGCTTGGAATTCGTCTAAGGTGACGTAGGAATTAGCGGTAGCAACTACCGTCCCATCTTCAACGATTATTGCCATCGACTAGCCTCCAATCACCCAGCTTGTAGTTGTCTACTTCCAGAGGATGCACATCAGCGAACTTGCCATCTCGCTCACGGTACATCTTAACCAATTTGGGCTTAGGCTTGCGTCCCGGTTTCTTCTTTTCTTCCATAGCGAGAAAGGGGGCCCGAAGGCCCCCTCATACCTCTTAGCCGAGGAGGAGAGCGATGAAGTCAGGCTTCCAAGCCTTGACACCCCATGCTGCTGCCACTTCGATCATGGTCTTACGATACCCGCGATAGACGCGAATCTCGAACACAAGACCGGAGAAGGGGTCTTGGACGGTCATTGCGTCATCGGCAGCATCGCCACCTTCAGGCACAGCAGGAGCGCGCATGGCGATCTCCAAAGCCCGACGATGGAAGGCCACGTTAGCGGTGTAGCTGTTACCCACGGTGATAGCCGCGTTATCCGCGAGAGCCAGACGCAGACCGGGAGCCCCGATTGCCAGAGAACCACCAGAGAGAGCGGTGTTGACCACATACTTGTTGGTGTCACCGTTGAAGGTGATTACGTCACCAGCAAGGATGGTGCCCGAGCCGCCGTCAGCAGCGATGCTGGTGTCGCCAATGGCGGACGAAGCATCGTTGAGCAGGTAGCTAGCACCCGTGCCTTTGGTGTGCGCTTGAACCTGAGCGGACTCACGCAGGGACAGGCCCTGAAGCTCAAGCAGCGTACCCTGACGGAG